GCCAAATTGTCACCTAAGGGTGATAAAGACCCCGTCAAGCTTGCCTTCCGCAAAGCAAAAGGACGTGTCCGGAAACCTCAACCAGAGGGAATGGACGACCCAGAACTTTGGGTAGGGGTTTTTCCTAAATTTAAATGGAGAGTTCTTACGGAGGATGAAGTTATGAATGGCATTCCAGGCCTAGTAGCTTCATTTGAGACAAATAAGTCCACTGGCCATCCAGGCCTTGAGCTCGCTATTCCTAAGCAGCAGTGGATACGAAAAGCTACAGATGAAGGAGGTCAGTATGTTCACAATCATATTTCTAAGGAAGAAGCTCTTTTTGAAGAAGGAGTAGATTCACAACGATTGTACATGCCCACCTATGTAGTATTTCTCAAGGATGAACTCAGACCTTGGGAAAAAGTATTCGAGTTTCTTAGTCGAGCAATTTTTGCATCTCCTAAATGGTTTGTTCGCAAGTTCAAAAAATACTTTGGACTGTGGATGGCCCATACAAACTTGGATCCAACTTCACCTATAAAAGTCGGCATTAACCCGTTTTCAACGGATTGGTGGCATGACTATTTAAAAATATTAGAATATGGAGCAGATCACATCGCCGCACAAGATGTTTCTGCTTGGGATCTAAATTTCTGGTACTGGTTCGGAAATTTATTTGCCTCAATGTATATTGCTCATTATGGAATTACTGATACACGTGAGTGTAGAGTTATAACATATTTGTGCATTGCTCATTTTCTTTGTTACATCATTGTTAGGGAATTAATTTACTTTTTCGATGGTATGACATCTGGCGGACCAGGGACAGCACACCTGAATTCTGCCGGAAATGTAGTTAAAAATCGTTGGATATGTAAACGCATTATGTGGGACACATTAAAAGTACGAATACCTTTGTCCTCATACGTTTACATTTTAACGTTTGGAGATGACTTACATGAAACCATTAAACGAATCATTGCTGATATGAACAAGGACGGCACACCTGTTTTTACCACTGATGTTATAACTCCAAAACTAATAGCAGAATACGCCTTGACTCATTTTGGCCATGTTCACACTACCGCAGACAAGAAGGATATTTCTCTCTGGGATACTATGGACACAGCTGAGTTTCTTAAACGCAAACACGTCAAACGAGACGGCGG